AGCGACATCGAGGTATTTTCAAAGTTTGGTGTGAGTGCTGACGAGTTTGAAGATGTGCCGATGCTGTTTGCACTTGACACCAAAGAGAAAAAAGTATTGGCAGTGGTAACGGCTGATGAAAAGGCAACCGTAAAAAACATTGCTGATGCGGTTAAATTGGATGAGCCGGAAGTAATCGAGATACTGAAAAAACTGCAATCCGATGGAAAACTGAACTGGACAAATAATGCCATCAAAATCACCGATATCGGCAGGGCTGATATTCAGGATGAGGGATTGCCTAAAATAGAGGTGAGATACAAATACGATTTAAGCCCGGATGCACCACCTTTGATGCCCGGTGGAAAGAGCCGTGAGTTTTGTATTAAAATGATGGAAACAAACAAGCTCTACACAAGGCAGGAAATAGACCAAATTTCAGCAATTGTAAAATACAACGCATGGCTTCGCAGAGGTGGTTGGTACACCGTTCCAAATTCGGAACCACCATTGCACATTCCGCACTGCCGTCATGAATGGGTACAAAGAGTAGTAAGGAGAAAAGGATAATGGCAACATTTGCATTTTTTATAAGCGAACAGGATGTTAAGAAAAACACTCCGATTGACGAAAACGTAGACAGCAAGCTGCTCCAAACAGCAATGCGGACCGCTCAGGACATTTACATCCGTGATATTTTGGGCAGCACTTTATATGACAAGCTGTGTGATGATATCAACGGGGCTGGATTGGCAGGGGATTACCTGACTTTGGTCAATAAATACATCGCACCTTGCCTGTATCACTACGTAATTACCGACAGCATCCTGCCAATGACGTTCAAAATGATGAACAAATCGGTTGCAACACGTGGCGCAGAGAACGCAAATGCCATCGATGTTGACCAATTACGCATGATTGAGCAGAGATATCAGCAAAAAGCCGAGTACTACGCGGAGAGATTACGCTTGTATCTGTGCGAAAACTTGGATTTATTCCCTGAATATAAGACACCTGCACCGGGATTGGACACAATACTACCTCAAAATCAGGCGGTTTTTGGTGGTTTTATGTTGGGAGAAGACGAAGAATACAAATTCCTACGTGGATTTTTCAGATGAATAAAGTCAGAATAAAGAACGAAAACAAATTAAAGGTATTTTTAAGTGGTAACGATAAACCAACTACTGGCAGCACTGACAAGAGCAGGGCAAAATCACAAGCAGATAAAGGCGACCATCGTTAATGTTGAGCCAAACATCAACACAAACGGTGAGCAGCTTTATCCGTTAATGAGGATTTTCCCTGATGGTTCACAGGTGACCGTTGATAAGGTAATTTATCGTTTTGCCGTCGCCATCGCTGACCGCCACCGTGAGGATTTTTCCGATGCTGTGGAACGCATCTCCGATATGCACACCGTGATGCTGGATATTTACTCCATGCTACGTTATGTGTATCGTGGAAACATTGCAGGCACGTGGGTAATAGCCGACAGCATAACCCCGTTTTATGACGCACAAACAGACATCGTAAGCGGTGTGGCTTGTGTCATTGAATTTCATTGCTCTAATCTTCGCGATTATTGCGACACCCCCAATAACAATTTAACATTTCCAACAATAGAATAAAATGAGTACATCTTTAGAATTTATCAGCGGCTTTACGGGCTGCAAAGTTATCAGCAACACATCTGCCAACACTGGCCGTTTTCAGGGCTTTGTAGTAAACGCCGATGCGGTAGTTTCTGCCTGCTTGGATGAGAATAGCGCAAGCCTTATGACCTCAATCGGCCTGACTGGTGTAACCTTAAAGCAAGGCACATTCATCAGCGTTGCCGAACCCGGTTACATTAGCAGCATCACGCTGACAAGTGGTAGCATCGTAGCATACAACGTATGATTAGGCGCGGCATAGGTGTTCAAAGTTTTGTATCGGCAGGTGCTGGAACCGATGCCGATGCACAGGCATTCATTACGGCTGCTGGAATTACCGATGCCACGCAGCAATCAGCCATCAATACTCTCGTAACCGACCTCAAAGGGTACGGTATATGGTCAAAAATGAAAGCCATCTGGCCGTTTGTGGGAGGAACCTCGTCGAGCCATAAATGGAATTTACGTGACCCCCGTGACCTCGATGCGGCATTTAGGTTGGTGTTTTCAGGTGGAATTACGCACAGCAGTACGGGTGTTCTTTTTGGTGGCGTTAATGGGTATGCTGATACGTTTTTAACACCAAACAGCGCTTTGACAAATAGCTTGCATATGTCTTTTTATTCAAGAACAAATCAAGCAACTTCACAAACAACCGAAATGGGATGTTATGACGGTAGTTCTGGATTGCCTTTTTTAAATTTAGCTATAAAAACAGGTATATTTGGTATAGGCACAAATGACTATGATATGCGTCATGGTTTTTTAAATGATACTAATCATAAATTAACACCACCAACAAACACACAAGGTTTTGCTGTAAATACAAAAGTAAGTGGTAGCACTGCAAAAGGTTTCTGGAATAATTCTTCATTAGGTACAATTACAGGAACAAATGCACTGCCAAATAAAAAAGTATTCATAGGTGCGAGAAATAGTGACGGAACAGCAGGATTATTCACATCAAAACAATGTGCCTTTGCTTCCATCGGTGACGGCTTGACCGACACCGAAGCCGCTAACTTATACACAGCAGTTCAAGCATATCAAACCACTTTATCTCGTAACGTATGATAACTATTAAAGACATAACACCCGAACAATACAGCACCTACGTTGGTGTGCTGACCGTAGAAGACAAAGACAGCCTGATTGGCCAGTGGTACATGGAAGACAGCTTTTTCAACCCCATTCAGGACATTGACGATAAATGGGTAATTTCCGTAGAGGAAATAAGCCAATGTATCAACCCTGATTTTATGTGGGTAAAAAATGTGCCACTTATCCCTTACAATCCTAAACCCTCACCGCCCTTTCCGTGAAAAACTTAAATGATACAATAGTGGGCAGTTGGTTATTGTGGGTTGCAGGAGCAGCGGCAAAGTTGCTGCCCATTATTCAGTTCCTTTCATTTACCGCAGCATTAGTTTTATCTTGTTTGGGCATTTACAAGTTTTTTAAAAATGGCAAAAAGTAAGGAAATCAGTAAATGGACACCGAAACCCAAAAAGAAGTTGGGCAGGCACACGAAGTCAGCCAACAAACACAAGTCAGCCAAACCCTATCGCGGACAAGGAAGATGAAGTTAAAAAATTACTTTGCACCAACGCCAAAACGTTTCCGGGTTTTAGGGGACAGCATCGCGGCTGCATCTTTGTTTGTTGCCGGGCTAAACTTAGACCATCCAAAACTGATGCTGTTGTGCGGTGTGTTGGGTGCGGTCGGTAAATTCGTTACAAACTTTTTCGCTGAGGAATGAGGATTGCATATGGAATTATTGTTATTATTTGCTTTTGCCTGCTTATGCTTGGCACTCGCTCTTGTGAGACACCAGTCGAAACACGGCAAAATGTAGACACTATGCAGGGCAAGGTGGACAAATACAAGGCAGAGATTGATAGCCTTAAAAATGAATACCTAACCTTGTTAAATTCGCGTGCGGTTAAGATAAAAACTCTGCGCGAAATCAGGACAAAATACATACACGATACAATAAACCTGCAAAGCTATTACGAAGACACGGCAAAACTGCGGTCACTGATTGATGAAAACAGATTGCTCATTGAGATTGTTTATGAGGATAGTTTGATAATCGCAAATCAGGGGCAGGTAGTAATTTATCAAGATAGCGTTATTTCGCATTTAGAAGCCATTAGAGACACTCAAAAAGATTTATTGAGTAATTGTGCAAACGAGGTAAAAAAACAGCGTAAAAAGGCAAGTTTTTGGAGAAGCCTTGCGGTTATATTTGGATTGGTCGCGGTTGCAAAGTAAATTCGTGCTATGTTTACCCTGATAAAGTTGCAAGGATTGCATGAATTTTACTACTGCCGTGATGCACAATGGCATCCATCTTCCGAATTAAACGCGGTGATTAAGCCAGTTATTTACCGCACGGATGCGGATGCCCGGAAATCGTGGGAGCGCATCGGTAAACCTGCAATGGTATTCGTGCAGGAAATAAAAAGCAAAGACAAGACATTACTACAATGAAAAATCTGCAAATATACCTAAACAGCAAGGGCGCAACCCTTAAAACCGATGGCATAATCGGGCCACAAACGCTCACAGTATTGGACAGCTACATTAAAACTGAAATAAGAAATCGCAAATATGTGATGCCTGTTGATGGGTTGGTTTGGTTAAGGACTGACCAGATATTTTCAAATAAATATGATGACTTTGTGGTATGCTACAAAGCTGGCAAGATTGTGTACGTTGCGCCTGCATCCACAACGGCAGGGGATTTTTACATTTATAACCCGTTTACTGTTGGCGGTATAACTGGCACAGCGGTTGCAGTTCCACAGCAGGTAATTGGAAGTCACAGATTTGTGACATCTTCAAACTGGAAAACGCTTTGGTTAGGTGCGCCTTATTTTATGCAGATTTTGCCTATCACAATCAACCGCGATAGTAACAAAGACAGAAACGTAGACAAGATGAACAAGCAGGTTGGTCTTTTTGGTATCAACTTCCACAAAGGGGGTTTGGGTAATTGGGTGAATAAACACTCGGCAGGATGCCAAACAGTGCCTGATAAGGATTGGTTTGAAATTATAAAGAGATTTAACCCCGGTCAGGTGATTGATTTCACCCTCATTGACTGACGGCTGCAATCCGCTCCACCATCGTTGCCATATCCAGCTTAACCAAATAAACAAGACCGCTGCAAATAATACAAGTCAGCGGTTTTTTCTTTGTGCTTCGTTCATCCGGCATGATTGCATCTATCTTGTAAAAGCAAATAGTAAATGTAGGGTCATCATAGATTTCACTGCTCGGTTGAATACCCATATCTTCAAGCATTTCATCCTGCTCGTTAGCTGCAATGACTTCAAGGCAAATTGGTATCTTAAACATAGTATTGTTGGCAAAAGGTGAACTCAGGCGTTACTTCGCTGTCTCTTAAATTGGCGGTCAGTGTCAGCCACATACTGCCGAGTGGTTTGGGTGGTCTGCCTCTTTCAATATGAAACCCACCAAACCCATCCTCATACTCCTCTTTATAGGTTGATGTGCGAATTTGGTGGACGTTGCGAGCCTTTATTTTCTTTTGATGGCTATCATATACCTCAACCGGGTTGATGTGGTGGTAGAGTTCGTGAACGTGGCCTTGCCAAATACAATCATAACCTTCCATTGATGCCATAAATCGTTGGTCTTGAATGACACCCTTTGTCACCGCACCGCCACCACCGTAGCCGTGATAATAACGTAGTGTCCATTTGCGCCTGTGACCGTGTTCGGTTAGGTTGAATTTGAAATCTACCACTCCACCATAACCGCCAGAGTAAACATTTGCCCCGTGTGTGGTGTTGAATAGGTCAACAAAGCGTTGGATAGGGTCGGTTTCAAGTGCCTTTAAAATTGCTGTTTCGTGGTTTCCATAGCCGACAAGTAAGATATGGTCTTTGTAGGGTGCAAACCAATCTACCGCATCCTGAATAACCGCATCGATATAGTTGGCTTTGTTGTGTTCAGGCCGGATGTCTTTCTTTGAGCGTCTTGGGTCATATTTGCCTTGCATCATGCAGAAAGTGTCACCGTTTAAAATGATTTTGCAACCTCTTTTTACCGCTTCGTCCATGTGATTTTTCAGCAATTCCCTGTCACACTTTGGATTATCCCAGTGCAGGTCACTCATTAAAAGCAGGTTGATTTGTTTGTCGCAATACACCGCATGGATGTTGCGAGAGATACGCTTGGTTTCTTTGACCATCTGCATATAAAAGTAGTTTTATTGTTTATTTGTAATAAAATCCACAAAAGCCAGCAGAATAGGCAGTAAATAAAGGATTATTCCGATGTCTTTCATATACCCGATAGGGTGCGATTTTGGTTATACTTGGTGGTATTATACCCGATAGGTTATAAAAAAGCCTACCCCTGTTGGGATAGGCGTTCCTGTTGGTAAAGATAACAATCTCGCACTTTATACCAATGCTCCACACTGGGCAGGTCATCGGGCATATTTGCGTAATCGTATGGCTCGGCTTCAGGCAACTCGGCGGTTTTACCGAACAGTTGACAAACCTGCAACTGCCTTTCAATACTTTTGGGTGTTTCTCTCTTTTTCATTTGTATGGTGATGGGATTTTACGGCCGTTGAACCAGCCTTGTATGCGGTCTTGTTCTTGTTTGTGCATTAAGTTTACAATCTTCTCTGCCTTGCCCCATTCCGGTTGCATAGCTTCCAGCATATTGCGGTCAATTAATTCCCTGCGGATGTGGTTGATTGCCATGTATGCGGTCAGGTCGGTGATTTCGTAATGCTCTGCGTGATATGCCATCTTCATTACATAGGCTTTTGCAGCATCGATGTCTCCAGCATCAAGCAACGCCTCAATCGGTAGAGACATTGCGTTGTATTCGTCTTGTAATTCCTGATTTATCATGGCTTTAAAATTATAGTGTCACGGTTGCACTTACCATCATTTATCCAAGTGACAAGCTTATCCAATTTTTCATAGGCCCAGTCAGGGATGAACTTGCCCTCACATTCAATAAACACGCGAGGGTAGTCGTAAAGGCATCTGCCCAATCCGAACTGAACAGCAGCACGTTTCATTGCATCACTGATGCCACCCTTTTCAGGTTCGATGTTTGTCTTGCTTGCCCCGTCTTCCCGGTACACTTCGCGCTTGTTTACGGTCACGGTCAGTCGGCACAGGAACCCATTGCTGATTTCACGAAACTCGCTTGTCCAGTTCTCCGGCCCAAATGCAGCATCAAAGCGGTGCATCACGCATCTGTTGTTGATGTAAGGCACCACAATCAATTTGCCCGTGCTGGTTTGGGATTGCACACGCCATTCTATCTCGTTTGGCAGAATTGGTGCGGTTAGTGTATTATTCATAGCTAACCCCCTCTTTGTACTGACCTAAATTGTGCATAGCTTTGGCTTCCTGTAGGAAGTCAATAAGTTCATCCAGCTTTTCAGCAGGAATGGCAACCTTTTCGACCTCATCAATGTTCGGCCATAGTGACTTGATGGTCACGTAATCTGTAAATGATGAGTAGTAAAACTCAAATTTGACTGACGGCAGTGTGCCGTGAATGGTGGTTTTTTCTAAATCGTGTTTCATATTGATTTGGTTTTGTATGTGCGAATTTAATATAAAAAATTATATCTGCAAACTTTTTGAAAGATTTTTTTTTGCAATGTTTACAATCAACTCTTTACTGTAAATCTCCGCATGGTATCCCTTTTTGCGATACCTTGCAATTACCCGGTCGGCTTCGGCATTTGGCACGATGTCAAAGGATAGCATCTCAGCTTTCCAGTACATGATGGTTGTATACAACTCCTCTCGCACGGCTGTTCACATATTGGTAAGCCACGTCAATAATCTGCTGTTCCTTTTTGCTTTTGTACTTGCCCGGTGTGTTCAGGGCTTTAATTATGGTCGCGTAACTGGCAATCCCGTCGCAGTATTGAACAACCGCCATCACATCACCCTTTTGCTTACAGCCCTGAAAATGCTGCCTTTTCTCTTCGTATGTCATTTTTTGCAATTTTTAATAAAATTAGATATCCGATTAAATCGTTCAAAGTGTCCTCGTCTGTGGCTTCCATTCCTGCGCCCCTTGCAATCCGGCTTAACTTATCGTCTATGCGGACAAGCAATTGCTCCTGATTATCTGCCTTGCTGAAAACTCGCACCGGGTTAAGGGCGGAGTTTCCATACTTGGCGTTTTTGTCCAGCAGTAGCTTTTTGATGCTGTCGCAGGTTTGTTCAATCTTCTCTTTCATTTTTCAACTGCTCGAAAATAACAGCCATTAATCTCAAAGCTTCATCAGTTGCTTCATGATATCCCAACTTCCAAACTTCGCTTTCATTACTTTCCTGCACATCTTTATTGGTGTCAATTAAATCAACCATCAAGGATGCCATAAATTTATCAATTTTTTTCATAATCAAAAAGGTAAATCATTTGTGTCATACTTCGCAGGTTCATCAGCAGTTGTTTTGGGCTTTTGCTCAAACTTGTAAGCCTTGCCGCTACCTACATAGGTTGGTTTTACCCCTGCTAACCTTGCCTCTTTTGTTTGGCTTAATTGCAGCGTGTGGGTTTCGCCAAACTTTCCCTCTGTTTTGCGTTCGTTTAGCACAAGTTTCAGGTACTTTTTTCCGTTTTTGCCCTCTGTTATTAGTTCCTTTGGAACATCAGTCAGGCAGATGTCAATAATAATCATATTGCTTTTGCTTTATTAAGTTGTTTTCTTTTATATTTCAGTATGTCCAGATGGGTAACCGCTTCAAAATGGGTGCGGAATAGCATCAAGTTGTCCACGCAATCGGTGTATGTTCCAAATTCAGTAAGGAACTGGGCAGAAAAAAGCCGATATAAACGGATAGCATAGCCACCATCGGGCAGTTCAACCACGTGCGGCTTGTAAGGATTAATGAGTTTCATTATGCAAATATACATTTTTAAACATTAAATCCAAATATCTGCATCCTTTTTTATTGTAAATGATGGGTAATTTTTACCGCATAATTGCCTATCCAACAAATAACCCTCTGTCCTTTGACCATCTCCGCACAACTCTGCAATATTTATCTTTTCCTTTAGTAAAAATAACCTAAATTCAGGTAATGGCATGATATAAAACAACTCTAAATCAGGGTAGTAATAAACAAAATAATCCGCTTTTGATGCATTTATGCCGCTGGGTTTTTTGCTGCACGATATTTCAATAAACATATTCCCGGTAGTTATGCTATTCATGTATTCATATCTATCGGTCTTAACCTCAAATGTAATTATTTTGCCATTGATATCCTCGCATTTAAAATCCCAATCCTTGCCCTCGCCCATAAATTCTATTTTTTTAATTGGTCGCTTTATGAGTAAATAATTTGCAATTACTCTTTCACCAAGTTCGCCTTGTGATAAATCAGTTTTGAATTTTTCTGTACTCATATTTCTTTTACAAACAGCTCAAAGTTATTTTTTATCGTTTCTAACCGGGCAGCATAGCGTCTGTCAGTCGCTGCATAGTCATCCACCAATCGGCAGGCGTGAATGATTGTGCTATGGTCCCGGCCACCGCAAATCTTACCGATATTGCTCAGTGAGATTGCGGTTTTGTTGCGTATCAGCCACATGAATATTTGGCGTGGTTCCAGTATTTCCCTCTTTCGGGTAGTGTGGGAAATATGAGTGGGCAGATAGTCAGCGTATGCCGAGCGAATGGCAAGATGTGCCGCTTTAATAGCTGCGTGTTCGTACGCAATCTCCATCCGTAGCATCCTTTCCAATTCTTGAATGCGGATTTGCTGATGCTTGATTGTTTCTTTGAGTTGCGCCACCTCGCTCATGCGGAAAGTGGTTCGGCTGTTAGTTTTAGGTATTTTTATTTTTGCTCTCATGTTCTATTATTTGAAAAAGTTGATATGCGATTTGCGGAACGATTGCGTTGCCATAACCTTTTATGCTTTCGTTTCGCCATTTAGGAAAGGTAATTCCGTCCAGTTTGGTGGGAAGCCCATCATCTCCGCTACAAATCGGGGATTGAGTTGGGAAGTTTGACCAGTTACTCTCTTTATTGTATCCGGTAGAACCTCCCCATAGCATTGAGTTTTTCCCGTTGATGAAATTCGTTTTCCCGGACGAGTGCATCCCAAATAATCCCTGCTGTTCGGTGTCGGTAAAATTCCCATTGACAACGCAGCTTGTAAGCAAGTTCCCCCCTGTTTGAATTGTGTATTTTGTTGGTGCGCTGTCGGTGTTGGTAGCATTCCTCTGTGTTTGTGTTCTTTTTGATTTTTCCGATGTGTCCAAGCTATATCCTCCCGAAAATATCTCGTTAGTCCTCCGCTTCCCATTTTCTCTATTTCTGATGCTACTGGAGTAGGCAATAAACCAACATCTGTCTCTTCTGTGTGGTGCGTCTTTGGCCGCAGCTGGAATAATAAACGGTTGAACTTCGTACCCTTCATTTTCCAAGTCAAGGCACACCTGCTCGAATACCATTCCGCCGTCAATGTTGACAATACCAAAGACATTTTCTGCGATGACCCATTTGGGTTTAATTTCACGTATTGCTCGTAGCATTTCGCCCCACAAGTAGCGTTCATCATCAGTGCCTTTTCGTTTTCCGGCAAGGCTGAATGGTTGGCAGGGAAATCCCCCGGTGAGAATATCAATTGTGTTTGCATATTTTGTAAAATCAGTTTTGCATATATCAACGTGGCTGTCAGCATTAGGCCAATAGTAATCCAATACCTTGCGTGGGAACTCCATCCATTCGCAGTGGAATACGTTTTCCCAGCCCATCCATTCGGCTGCAAGGTCAAATCCACCGATGCCTGAAAATAAACTGCCGTGTTTCATACTGCAAATATAGTATATTTTTTTATATTAGAAAATATATTCAACTGTATTTCCCCTAAATTGACATTTAAGCGTTCCGGTCATTCCGTTTCTGCACTTTCCAATGATGAGTTCAGCATCTTCAATTGGTGGTGTATTACCACCATTCTTTTGGGCTTCGTAGTATTCAGGGCGGTAAGGGAATAAAACCGTGTCTGCATCCTGTTCTATCGCACCGCTTTCACGTAGATTAGAAAGTTTTGGTCTGCTGTTACCCTCTTCCGTTCCACGGTTAAGCTGTGACAATGGCATCACCGTACAATTACACTCCTTTGCAATCAACTTACATTGACGGCTAATATATGCGATTTCCTGCTCACGGTTCTTTCCACCAGTTGCCTTAATTAACTGCATATAATCAATAATAACCAGCGTTGGTTTGTTCCGCATTGTCTTCAGTCGAATTTTTATTTGGTCAATGTTCAGCGTTGTGCTGTCTTCTATTTTAAAATCGATATCCAATTGCATCAGGCCGTTGGCAATCCATTCGAGTTCAATCTCATTAACATCAGCATTACGAACTTTCAGGTTATCAACGTTGCCGAGTGATGAAAGTATGCGGTCTGCCAATTGTTCCTTGCTCATTTCCATGCTAAACATTACCACCCTTCCACCACGTTTGGCGTGTGCAATTCCTATACTTACAGCAAATGCAGTTTTACCCATACCAGGTCGGCCTGCGACCACAACATTTTCACCCGGAACAAAACCGCCAATATATTTGTCCAGTGTAATCCATCCGGTTGGCTGTCCAATTGTTTTTATTTCGGCCTTGCTGCGCTGTTCCAAACTATCCAAACGCTGAGCAAGAAGAGGTATCAATTCTGTTGCCTTGCCGTCTTCCAACATTTGTAATTCATCCAGCATTTTTTGAGTACTTGCAATGCTTTCCATTATGTCGCCACCATCCTGCATGAATTTTACCGATTTTGTCATGCTTTCAACAAGTGTGCGCCTTATCCATTCCTGATGCAAAAATTGAACGTGCCTGGCAATACTTCCAAATTCAGCAAACTGATTTGCAGTTGCAATCGCGACCGCCAACTTTTTGTTTTTTTGTACAACTGCCACATTGTCGATGTATTCGTTATTGGCATACATGGCTTGAATTATTAGGCATAATGCTTTCATGTCCGGGTCAGTAAACCATTCTGCTCTGGTAACTGCTGTGAGTTCAAGCTGATTACGTTGCAGCCAAGTTCCAATGATTATTTGTTCTGTCATGTGAGGTAGTTTATTTTTTCAGGTTCGGATTGTTTGAACGGGCGAAGATATGGAATTGTGTTTTTCAGTTTTGTCTTCCAGTTCTTTATTTTTTTACCATGTCCATCTTTCCATCCCTCTGCCACCCATTGTTCATATTTGGCGGTAAGAGGGTATTTGAAATCAGGTGACATATCAGCATAATTCAAAAATTCTTCAAGCGTTGGTATTATATTCTTAATTGTATTTCTATCTTTAATTACATTTTCATTTTCATTT